CCTTGATTACTCATAGGTCCATATAGATATGTTTTAGCAGTAAAGTTCATTGTATAAATTACTGCTCGTCTTTGTGTAAACTCTCCGTTATAAGTGTCTTCATAGTTTACATTATTTAAAATAATTGGTATATCTCTTTTGATATCTAATTCAGGTACAACATTCATTGTAACTGTATATTCTGGTTGAAACCATGGTAAAATTTGTTCTATAATTTGTAGACCATTTTCAGCAGTTGCTGTGAAAGAATATAAACTAAAACTAATATTGTATGGTACAGGCGACCTATTATAATTCATTTTCTTACCTGTTTCACCATCTTTTACTCTAATTAATTTTTGCATTTTATTAATTTTTCTAGTAGAGTCATATGATAAACCAGTTATTTCAAAACCTAATCTAGGTAATGTAACTGCGACAGCTCTATCTCTTTGTAGATTGGCTTGTTGTTCTAACCTAACTAAAAACTTTTCTTTTGGCGCATATGCTAATGGTACTTTAAATCTTTTTGTTACTGCACCTGTAGATGAAGTATTTTGTATAATAATATTATTAAAGATTTGTCCAAAAGCAATTGTAAGCTTTCTTAATCCTTCGTTATAAAAATGAGTTCCAAACATTATTCGTCAACCTCTCCAAATGGGTTTCTTTCTGTAAAGTCAAGTATGTCGTCTGATAAATCACCAACTGTATCATAACCTGCTTCAGCATTTAAATCTAAATTACTTGCATATGGCGATTGAGTTTGAATTGCTGTTGCAACAAAGTCCTCATTCATTAAGAAAGATGGTTGACCTGTTGAATAATCGTGATAGTCTTCTAACATTATTGAACCACGACCTGTTAATATCTCTTGACCATACTCTAATTGCATTTTGTATTGTAAAGTATCTAAAGAGTATTTGTCCTCTGTTTGGTCTAATACTTCATTACCTGTATTAATTTGTTCGTTAGCATATTCCCAACGAGTTACTTTTAATTTGTAAACTGGTAAGTTGCCAAGTTGATAGAATGGCTCTTGGTCTTCAACAAACTGTATTTCAAAATACGCTTGTAATAAAGGAACATATATTAAATCGCCTTCATTTGGTCTGCCTGTAGCAGTTAATGTTGCCTTACTAGCAACATGTTCCTCAAATCTTCTTTTAGATAATACAACTGTAGTATCATCTCTAATTTCTAAACCAAACTTGTTAATGATTTCATTTTCACCAGCAAAACCCTCTGTAGTTTCAAAATACATTTCAAGTAAATATGAATCATCAAATCTACTAGATGTATCTTCGCCTAAAACTAAATCTCTATTTACAAGTGTACGAGGTAGATAATAAATATCTTGACCATATATCTTTAGGCCTTCAATAATTAAATCTTCATGTAACCTCTTTTCAGAGTCGTTACCTATACCTCTGCCGGCTTGAAAATAATGGTTAACTGCCATGTCATTCTATCCAATCATCATTGCTGGATTTAATTCATAAGAGCTTCTGATTTCCTGTTCTAACTTTTCAACATCTTGAAGTGCCTCTGAATAAATCTGTTGACCATTTAGAGAAACACCACCAATCATTGCTACTCCATTAAATTTAGATAGATTAGCACCCCATTGTTTTTTGAATAAAGCTGTTACATATCTTTTTAAAAATATATCATTGTAAATATCTGTATGTGTTTCAGGATCCATTTTTCTGTATGCTTCAATTACAATATATTCACCAATACCTAAATCATTTTTCCAATCCATGTCAATGTAAAGTCTATTATCGTGTTGATTAAATCTTAATGGTTTTTCACCTACTAATATATGGTCTAAAAAGTCTAAATGTCTTAATACAATATCATAGTTAATAATACTTGTAGATGAAAAATCATACAAGTCATTTAATCTCATTTGATATCTTACATCAAACAAATTCATATTAGACTTATTTGAAAACGGAAATATATTAATTACTGATACAACACTTTCAGGTACAACGATAAAGCCGTTACCCTCTTTCCATGATGTAGTTACACCATTCTTCGTCACACTTTCAGACGAATCTGTTGTCATTCTTGTTCTATCAGCTTCTGTTAGTTGATACTTTAAATATGCTCTTTGAACACCATCATAATGATATTGTGAAAAATACTGTAATGCCTCGTCAATTCTGTCTTCTAACTGGTCATCATCAGCATTAATCTCAATTACAGGCTTACCTAATGCTCTTAATGCATATTGTTTTAAATTTTCTCTTGTTGCTGGTTCTGCCATAATTGTTACCTTTTCTGGTATATTTATAAGATTTATTTAATGATTGGAAAGAGATTGTCGGAACAAAATATTTTAATATCTTCTTCAGGTAAACCAAGGGATTGCATAACTCTTGGTGTATGAGGGTTCATTTGTTGATGTTTACAATAGTAATTTTGCGCCTCTGTAACCTCTGGCTCTGGTGCTTTATAATCAAAGTCTTCAATATGATTAATATATAATGTAAAATTATCTTCAACCAATCTACAGATTCTATTTAATTCGTCCATCTCTTGTATATTACCAGCTGCAATCATATGAGGACTAAAAATTTTTAATGCCCAATCAGGCAATTCTCTAGGTTTAGAAGCTTCATATTTTTTACATTCATCACCAAATATCTTAATCATAGGGTGCTCTTTATCAAGTAAAGGCGACCAATCGTGAAAGGCACCTGTAACTTTATTTTTACCTGCAATTATATCCCAACCAAAAATAGGTCCACTATTTTGCAACATAGGAAACATACAGACATGTTGCATCCAAAGTCCTTTGGTTTCTCTTGCGTCAACAACATCAATATGAGCTCTTCTAATACTACTTCTCTGCCATGTTCTATTAGTCCAACCCTCTTTGTTGAATCTATGCATACCAGGCTCTTCATATTCAGTCATATGAAAATCCATTTTTTTAATTAGCGTTTCGCTATTCTTTATTAATCTATCCCAAATCTGACTCATTAATCTTTACCCTCCATTATAGTATCTTTGAAAGGGTCTTTTTCTGTATCTCTATAACTTAAATCGTCCAACTCTTTCATCTCTTTAAATAGTTTAGTTGCACTTTCAAAACAGAAAGTAGCCTCTGGTAAAACAGAATGTTCATATACATTTAGATATGAATTGATAGTTTCTCTTACAATTCTTTTATAGTCGCCAACTTCTTTATGTTTAAACTTATAATATCTGTTAGGACCAGGTGTCTTTTTCATAATCATTTGACCACCTGATAAATCACCTAAATGTCGTACATAGATATGAGCATATAGTTTCATAGCCTCGTCTTGTATTGTTTCTATATGTGCTATATAATCTTTTGTGCTTTGTGTAATTTCTGGTGGAGCTCCAATATCTGTCCATAATTTTTGATAATCATAATGTATATGTTCAGCTCTTAATAATCCTGGCGTATCTCTAAACAATGAATTATGTAAACCGTATTTTTCTAATACCGAATAACATTGAAATTGATTGTATAGATATGTCGCATATAGTTTTTCATCTATATTACCGGACATTAATATTCTTACAAATGCCTGTCTTTCAGCATTCTTGTGATGTTCCATAGTTAATTCTTTAATGTCAAGCATATAACATAACTCCTGATAATGCGATTAATAATAATGCCCAACCACCTAGTAATTTACCATAGTAAGTTAGACTTGTTCCAAAATACATCTTTCCAATTGCAACGCATTTATGCATTGGTGATAATATATATCCAGCAAAGTCAACTGCAAAAAACCATGGTAGATATTGTATGCCATATAGACTTGTTAAAATTACCATGATTGCTCCAAATCTACTTGATGAACCTAATATCCATGCAAAACCAAATGCTAATAAAGATATAGCACCAAATCCTACAGGACTATTCATATCAATGCCTGTGCTACCTATAAATTCTTTTATCTCGCCAGTATATAGTCTTGTTGTATTCGCAAGTAAGATAATTATAGCAACCCAAGCTATAATTTTCCAATCTACATAACCTATTAGTTTCTTCCAATTAAATGTTTGAGTTACAATTATATAGTATAGTGTAAGTAAACCAAATGCCCATAAGAAATTTACACCTGCAATTACAGCACTAACACCCATAATATATGGGAATACATATCTTGTAATTCTACTTACCTTAATTTTCTTTTTTGTTTCTGTTAATGCAATGTCAGTATCTTTTACCATGTAAACTAGATACCAAATTATATAAGCAAATGTAGTTGCAATCAACGGCCACATAATACCAAGAAAGGCAGTATAAGATAAACCAAAAGCTGCCATTGGTAAGATAACAGTTTTTTCTATAGGCGACCAAAAATAATAATGATGAGAAGACATAAAATCAATAGGTCCAAACTTCTCTCTTTTCTTTTTATCTTTAGGTGCCAATGTATCTAACAAACCTGCTGATACAGTTACACGACCTTTGATAGGTAATACACCTGTCAATGCACTAAACAAAGCTACAATAGCTCTGTTATTTTTAATATTTCTTTTTAGAAATGCAAATACATCACTAAACAAATTATTTTCTTTAATCATACCTGCAATCATCATCACAAAGATAATAAGAAACAGATACACCTGACCTTTCAATATAAAATCAATCATATATTTAACTCCGTTAAGTTTTCATAATCACCAAAGTTTCCTTTTACAAAAGTATTAAACGATATACTATATCTATCGGAGTTTCCCTTGTTTATATCTACCTCGTGGTGTAGATAACTAGGAAATAATACTAGTCTGCCAGGTTCGTTAAGCACACCCACCTTATTGGCTGTAAATGGGTTGCCGTTTATTTTATCAAAAAATGTAAAATTGTTAAAACTATCTCTATTATAGAAAAATGTAGGACAGTTAGGTCCTTCTACATACAACACAGCAGATATAATACTATTGGGGTGCATATGTGAATGGTGGTGTTTATGAGGTACAGTTTTATTAAACCATGATTGTGTAATATAAAACTCGGCACTCTTCATCTTACCAAGGTTTTCCATAAAGTAATTTAAATTCTTTTCACACCATTTTTTTAACTGCGACATTTCTTCATATTCAAAAATATGTTTGTCTTTAGTAACTTCATTACCTCTATTATTCATCATCTCTAAAGACTTTAAAAACTCCAATTCTTTATCAGAAAATTTATAACAATTATCACTCTTATATAATGGTGTTGCAAATATAGATTCTATCATTTAAAATAATCCTGATATAAACTTTTAATCTTGTTTCTTATAGGTGCAAACGAATGAGTTTTGAAAAAATGTTGTTTGTTTATCCACCTTTTATCTTTTTCTGTTGCCTCTTCACATATCATATCTACATTATCTTTTGTCAATGGTATAATTTGCATTAAAGGTGTACCAGCTTTTAAGAATACATTACCGTCTTCTACATTCCAGTTTAGTTGTATATTCAATTCGCTACTTTCTGCTGGGTCTAATATGCCTGTTGTACTTTCAAAATCAAAGCTATCTGCATAAGGCATAGGTAAAAATAAAAACTTTAAACCTTTTGGTGCTATGATACTGTAAGGAGTATTAATTTTTACAATGTTATCTATAGTACCTTTTCTTTTAGGAATATGTTTTGTAATCATTTCTCCATGAGTATCTATTCTATTCATATCATGGATTGTAGTCATCTCTGGTGTTGCAACTTTCCATTTGAAACCAGCTTCACCTTTTTTAGTTTGAATATGTACATCATACCACATAGGTACATACCAACCAACCTTGAACATATTAAATATTCCAGGACATAAAGTTATGTGATTGCGTTTTTCGTTTGCTTTGTAATTTTGTTTATAACTTTCTCTGGCCTTACCAACCCATTCAGGTTTATATTCAGACATAGGAGTTATAGGGTATAAATCAGGTACACCTGATACTGTGCTTACAAATCTAACTAAATCATTTTTCATTTATTAATAACAAAAATTCCCAAACCATTCCAAAAATCAGCAGGGTCTTCCCCTTTCGTATAAATTTCTTCTTTAAATAATACTTTGTATCCTAATTTCTCTATTGACCTAAATGTGCCGTGTCTAACTTGCGACCAATTCCAGTCATCAATAATTAAACAGAAAGTATTATCTATTTTACTATTATATTTAGTCAAGAAATTAAAGTGAGCTTCCACGGAGTGTTCGCCATCATAGAGTACAACATTGGACTTTACAGGTATCTTGCTCAAAGAATCTTCCGAGTCCGAGTCCACGATAGTAATAGATTTACCACTTACATGAGGTCTTATATTCTTTTTAAATACTTCTTTAGTGTTTCCTTTTTCTGCTTTTATATCAATATCTCTCAAAGGAACATTATGAGTATCAGACCAATTATCAACAGCATTTGCAACTATATTATTACCCTCTAAAGCAGAGGCAAACATAGCTCCTTGATATACACCTACTTCCAGATAACTTGTATCTGGCATTTCACACATATTATTGATAAAGTGTTTAACTTTGTGTGATGTAAGTCCAGGTATATCTAATGTTGTTTGAGATAGTTTTGATTGTTCTTTCTTTGCTTTGTCTAATGCGTCTTTAACTGCGTCAATCATAACCTTTTGGTTGTTCTTCATAACTATTAAATCACATACATTGCAATCCCAACAATCAAACTTACAGTTTCTAATCTTATTTCGCCATGCTGTAATTCTTTTCTCATCAAAAGATGTTTCTTTTGTATAGGCTTCAAACTCATCAAATAGTATTTCTTTATCTTCACGGTATCTATCAATAATCTTCATAGTCTCAAAGATTCTAGAAACACTTTCTCTACCATGCATTTTGACTACATCAATATATTTCAGTAATCTATCCCATTCTTCTTTCCATGGTGGAAAGTTTGCTATTCTCCATTGATATGCTGGGTCTTGTTGTTCCCATTTAGGGCACGAAAACTGAGCAATCTTTGTACCAAAGTATGTCGGTTGTGTACCTTTTGTTCTAGTGTTATTATATAAAAAGTGTTCATCCTGTACAGGACAGTTTCCCCAACAGCCCTCATTTGCCAGTAAGCTATATTTGACATCTACGCCAAATTTATCCTTGCAATACTTCTTTGCGTCTTGCATACGCTTTAAAGTATCTTCGTCTCTCATTAAATCTCTATCAAAATTAATATAATGAAAACCTGCCTCAACTTGTTTTATAACTTCATTTGCCCTTTGTGTATTTCTTAATATAGTATTCTTAATTAATACATCTGGATATGCTTGTTGAAAACGGCCTGTTAACATCCACAAAGTATGTGGTATTGTAACTATACGGACTCCCTTATCGTATAGTATCTTAAAGTGTTCTATAAATGTTTCTAAATTTGTACCTGAAGGTGGTATCTCTATGTTATTGAATGTAGCAGATAACGGAATGCCTGTTATCTTTGGTATGATAAAAGCATTTTCGTTAATTAAATTGTATTGAGTTTCGCTGAACACATCACCCATTGCGTCTTGCATAAAGGGTGGTATTCGTGAAGTAAAATAGACATCATAAATTAAACTCTTATTTCTTTTTAAGAATTCAATAAATGTATCAAATTGTTCTGGTGATAATTTCGGATTTAACGGTACGCTAAACATAAATTCATAATAAAAAACCTAATAAACTAAAAATTACTAAAATGTAATTTTAGTTGGTGGGTCACCAATAGAAGCGTCATCTGATAAATGCTGAGCAGTTACCCCAATACCAAGTTTTTCATGTCTCCATTTATGACAAGCTGCAATATCAGCTAATGCGTCAACATCATCTTCCAAATCTTTTTGTTCAGCAAGTTGAGTTGCTAATGAAGAATTGTATGAAGTAACTTTAGTATTGATTTTAGATACTAGGTCTGAAACTGAAATACCTCTAGCAGTTGACATTGTAGTTAACATTGGTACACTTGCCGAGTTATCTGCTGTCCATGCACTTGCTTCAGATTTTTGTTGTTCCCAAGTAGCGTGTTCTAAATCAGAACTCCACTTACTTAATTCTTTAAATTTTTGATTGTATCTATCTCTGATAATTCTTTTGAAAATATAATGATTGAATGCTACTGCACCAGCAACTTCATCACTAGTTAGAGTATGTACATATTTGTTTGCGTCAGGATCCTCTGAAATACCTAATTGAGGATAATCGTCAGCAGGTACTGAACCTACTCTTAATTTTATTGTACCACCGTAAGCGTTAGCAAAAATTGAAAATCTTGCTAAGTTTGTTGGTAAAGCGTCAGCATTGATATGGTCTAACTCTACTCTCATATCTTGATAATCGTCCTCAACAACACCTATTTTATACGAACAGTATGAATGATAATCAGTAATCCAGCCTGGAGCCATTTCAATCTGATTTTCTTTGTAAACTACATATATTTTTGCCATATCTTATTCCTTTAAAGACCAACCATCTTCTTGTGATGGCGATTGTATCTCTTTATACTTATTATTTATAACGGAATTGTTCTCTTCAACCTCGTTTTTTAATAAATCTTCTTTTTCAAGGCCGTCAGCAAGACCAATTTCCACTAATCTTTGTTTTGTTTTGTTGTCCTGGTAACCAATTCTTAAATCATTAACAACTTTATCTTGTATTTTATTCATACCGATTGCAAATCTAGTAGAATATTGAGTTGCTAATTCAAGAGTTTCTTCTTGCATTTTGTTAGGCAACATAGCAATTGCGTCAATATTACCTGTACCTACTTTACCATATGCTAACATTTCTGTAGAAGCTTGTTTAGCCAATCTCATAGTCCAGTATTCTTTTTCAAGTTGTTCTTCTTTTTCTTCATCACCAAACACATCAAGAAGTTTTGTACCATCTGGTAAAATACCTTGAGGACTTGCGTCTAATTCTCTGACCAATTGTAACAAATGGTCTTTCTCTCTCAAGGCTTGTTTTTGATTATCTTGAAATTTTTTTAAGTCTTTTCTAATTTGTAACAAATCAAGTTTTTGATATGCAATCTCCAACTTGTCGCCTTTTTCTTCAGCTCTCTTTAGTTTTTCTTCTTCAATCTCAACTTCTAATTCTTTTTTTGTACCTTCAAATTCACATTGTAAAAATGCGTCTTGTTTTACTCTTAACTCAATAAAGTATTGTTGCATTTTTTTGAATGGTGTCATTTGAGAACCACCCACAAAATGCTCTGTCTTAAATTTTGGTTGATGATAACTTACTTTTTCATTTGCAAATTCAATGATAGAAGTATCGCTGTTCAAATCAATGTCTGTACGCTTCATAATATTTCCTCGCTTTTAATTATTATATCTATTTATCTATGCTCGCCAAGCGCAATGTCCTGATGATTGTCCTGCATTAGCAGTTGGTTGAGAACCACTAGGTACATTACCTGTATCAGTAGCATAGAAAAATTTGTGTGACTCATTGTTTTGAGCACCATCAAAGTTACCTATCATGTACTGCCAGTCCATACCCATTCCGTAATTTTCTTCACCTTGGTTTGTTTGAACTTTACCAACAGTACCTATGTTAGTATCGTTAGTTAAATTCCATCTTCTATAGTTATAACCACCCATGTAAGAACCCTCGTTACCACAATAACCAATTCTTAATGTTGACGGAATACCTTTTTGTTGTCCGTGAGCAGCCCAATGAGTAGAACTTGAAGAACTGAAAGTATAGAAGTTAACTTTTCTTCCTTCGTTATCGTCCCAATGATATCCGTAATCTTTGTCTTGGAATGCTGAAGATGTATCGTTTAGTCCTGTACCAAACTGAGCAAATCTACATTCAACATTTAAGTTAATAACATCAAAAGTAGCAGGACCATGAGCACCTGTAAAGAATGAATAGTTATTATCTTTTTGAGAGTTAGATAAATCTTGTCTTGAATTGTATGCGTCAAAATTACCATTGTGAGATTTACCTGTTTCTGTAAACATGTGTACGGCACTTGTTCTTGTAGAAGCTGTTGAGTGTGCGTTATCTGTAGGTGTTGAATACATGTAAAAAGTAGTATCGTTACATGCACCAGCACAATATGAACCTGGGTGGTCCATTAAGTTACCTAAATTTGTTGTTTGGTCTGTAGAGTGAATCGTTCTATGAATTTGTCTCCATGGTGAACCATCTTTATAACCACCACCTGTATATGTCATAGCAATAATTTGTCTGTATCGCCATTGAGCACCAGCTGAACTTGCGTCTCTGAAACCTTGAGCGCCTGCACCACCGTAAGAGTTACCATCTTTCCAGTTGTATTGAGCATGCATTACATCATCAACTGAAAATAAAGGTCTAAAATATGGATAGTTTGATTGTGGAATTCTGCCCTCATATGTTCTCATCACATTCATTTGTCTAGCATAATCTTTTGAATCTAAACCAACAGAACCTCCACCATAGTCTTCTCTGTTAGAGTTGACGGTGTTTGCATAATCTCTATGAGTTTCAGTACCACCCCAATCAACTTGAGCAGCAATATGTTTAAAGCCACCACCTGACATGTAAGTACCAGAAAGAACTGTATCCATATCACGCATACCCATAGCATGATAACCTTTGGTGCTTGATTGTCCAGCATATCCACCGGACCATATAGGTCTTTTAAAGATTTCTTGGTGATATGACTCTTGAGCACCTAGATAACTGTTGTTACCTCGTCTTGAGCCTTTTCTACCGTAAAACGGTCCTATTCTAGCCATTTGTTTTAACTCCTACTATTAACTAATTTCTTCGTAAGAAATCACATAGTCTAATCTACTGTTAGTGGCTGCGCCGCCTCTAACTGAATCACCTTCTTCAAGATAAAAAGTTGAGTTTTTATCTGTTACGAAAGCAACTGTATTAGCGGGAACATTAACATTGTAAGCTAAAAATCTGTCGTTTGAACCATCATAGAAACTAAATCTCATTGTCGTATCAGTACCACTCTTATTAGCACAAGTGATAGAATTTATTTTATAAATTTTACTTGAACTAGAAGCGTTTGTTACGAGAGCTGTAGTGTATGTAGTGTTCAATTCGCCAGAATCCGTCTTACCGTTAATCGTTGCGACCGATACTATATTTGGATTTGCCATTTTTTTCTACCTCTTTTATATTTATTAACCAAAAACGATTGACATTGCAATCGCCTTACCAGTTGAGAATGAATTTGCAGCTACATAAGTCTTAACTGCCTGCTCTGTTGGAACGGCCGTATCAGAGTTACCTGCTAGCGTACCATCTGTACTGAACTCATTAATTGTTGCACCGATTTGAGCACCGATAGAACCAAGTTGTAACTCGGTCAAACCAGAAAGGTCAAATGCGTCTGCGTTTAGTGTAGCAGTACCAGTTGCCTGGTCAATTTTAAACTGCGAACCTACTCTAAAGTTACCAAGTTGGTCAGTTGAAGTGTAGTAAACACGACCACCGTTTTGCTCAGTAGTTTCTCTTGATTGGTCATAAGGTTGAGTTTGACCTACACTATTTGGATAGTTAGTGTCGGTAAATGAACCAGTACCAATTGATAAGAAATCGTGACCTGTTAGACGGACATTAGAGAAGTTTTTAGTAATATCACATTCTGTATTGTCTGGCGCTTTTGCCGTTCTTTCAGGTGTGATTGCTAATTTCGCTTGTTTGTTTCCTGTATCTGTATTTGTAACAGCAGTTACACGATAATATTGTGAGTCACCAGCAAATTGGAAGTTAGAACCTACTTGAACTGCTGTTGCACTTGATAATAATGAACTTGTACTATCTACTTCAAATAAGAAACCAGTTTGTCCAGTTGTCGGTGTTTTAGGTGTAATAGTACCTGCTGAACCGTATGCTGTGAAACCAGTACCGTCAACATTTGTTGTTGACGCTGGGTCTGTATTTGATGATAAACTAAATGTGTTAGTTGTAGCATTTTGTACATAGTAAGTATTACCATTTAACTCTGTCATACCTACAACACTAGAGATAACAATTTTGTTACCGTTATTTAATCCGTGTGAGTTTGAAGTTATCACAACTGGATTAGCCTGTGTTGCACCTGTAA